GTGTCAGAGACAGCCACATGGGACACGAACAGATTGGGGAAGGTCAATCCTCGGGCGTAGTCGATGGCGGCTCTCGTCTCGCTACCGGCCTCTCCGTCGACAGGCGAGAGATCATGTGTCTCCTGGAAATCCACAACCGCGTAATAAGTGGCGTCGCCGAAAATGCCATCGGCTCCAGCGGAACCCAAATTATATCCCAAGGAAATTAGTTCTTCCTGTAGTTCTTGGACAGCACTTCCGGTGTCTCCCCATCGGAGAGTGGTCCGTCTACGGAATCTGAAACCAGTGAAATTGAACGTTCCCGACAGATTGATTCCCGTGAAATCAATCTGTCTGTAAGACCCTTCTGCATGCCCCGAATAGATTCGAGCAACGGGATTGTTGGCAGACATGTAGTTGATTTCAACGCGGAGCCACTGCCCCACGGACTGGGCAGATCCGGAAGCAGTGCCGGATGTTTCCGCAGCGGAAATATCTAATGGCGAGAATCTGAGGTGCATATTCCCCGCTGACGTCTGATGGGCCACTAATCCCAGGTCACCGAAACGGGCCAGCCATCGACGTTCACCATTTCCAGTGGAAATTGCAGGGAACCACACATACCATCTGACAGACCACCCCACGGATGGCAGGGTGATACCTAGTCGGGTTGTAGAATATCGGTGCTCCCCGGTAGCGATTTTGATTACGCTCCGGTCGTGCACCGTATAAAGGTCCGCATAGGTGGCCTTATCACCGTCCGCGACTGTGACAGGATCACCTGTCGCCGCCAAACTTGTATTAGTAGGGTTTTGCCCTACCTGACCTTCCAGTGTGTTTTCAAAAGTGATCACTGTAGATACACCTGCACTGTGAGATCGAGACCGGCCGTCCCCTCATTCAAGATGATTTCAGGGACGATTTGAAGATCTGGGTCTAGAAAATAACTGTAGTTTGCAGTCCGGGCCGTCTTAGATGTGCCACTAATTGACGCTGTGGCAATGACAGAAGTGGATCCGTTGGACGGGTTTCGTTCCAGCAAATTAACTGTGGCAGTTCCTACGAGGCTATCCGCTTCCACGTAGAACATGGTGATTTCCTGTTCATGCTCATGAAGATTGGTGTATCGATGCTTGGAGACGTTGGTTCCAAGCTCTCCAGACATATCCCAGAGAACAGGCTGCCTAAGACAAGGCTTGTCGGTCTCCAGGACACTGACTCGCCCTTCAAGATCAGTAATGCGCCCGGAATTATTGGATGCGGTTGATTCGGTGGAAGTGATTCGAGAATCATAGTTATTGACTTCGGCCGACAGGTCACTAACCTGCAATCGGATATCATCAATATCCTGTGACTGGCCATCTAGGTTATCTACGTCGGCACGCAGTCCGGCAATATCCTGACGCATGTCGGGGTGTGCCTGTGCCGACCATGTGTGCAGCGACAGGTGTAGGGCCGTGTCGACGGGGTCCATGGAAGTTTTTCCGGCTCCAAAGTCAATCCACACCATGGGCGGGTCGTCGGGTACGGCAAAAAGCTGGACAATACCCGAATCATTCGAGTAGACACGCCCATCTGACACAGCGTTCCACGTATTCGTATCAGGCGCGTACACATACACCACAGGTTCGGGCGTAGCTTCGGCTGTAAAGCTCCGATAGACGTAGGTGGGGGTATTGGGCACCCGAGCACCGTCCATCAGCTCAGCGGCCGACTCAGAGCCTCCGCCGAAAATTCGACAGTTGTCGGGAGCTGCCGAGTTAATAAGATCGATGTATGCCTGATTAAGGTTAGACATCGACATCACTCTTACTCTTGTGGTAGTAGGCCACCAGGCCCGTTACAAAAGCCTGGACCAGGGCGAAAGCGATAAACTTCCAGTCGAGACCATCCGACCAGCTCAGGGCGATCACCACCTCAAGCGCTCCCACCACACCAGCCGCTAGGGCACCCTGGAGCCATGTCCGATTCATCCGGTCACGGGGTGAAAGCGTAGTATTGTCCTTGCTGGTTTCGCTCAAAGTTTTATTCTCCAAACTAGTTACTACGATACTATTATTTGGCCGGGTGGCCCCCTGGTTCTGTAGCTCAGGGGGCACACCCGTTTCAGCCCACACCATCAGCTCGGCGAAGGTGGGCGGCTCTTCAAACATGCGACTCCTCAGGTAACGGGTGCCTCCCAGGCCGCACGCCAGGTCTGGGCTCCGATGAACCGGTCTACAGTCAACCGCTTTTCACGCTGGAAAGCTTCGGCGACGTCGCCGGTCTCGTCTCCGTAATAACCATCTGCGGTAAGGGTCCACCCCCGATTCCGCATGCGGTTCTGCCACCGACGCAAGTCCTCGCGGTGACTGTAATAGCCGCTAATGGAGTAATACGGCCCACTAGCAGGGCCGAAGTAATACCCGCTAGGAAGGGGGAACGCGGGGGCATCGGTGGACTCGACAGGCGGCTGAGTCGGCTCGGTAGAGCCGTCCCCGGAGCCGCCAAGTAGAGTTCCATTTCGAACTAGGTTTCGCAGATAATCACCGGGGCAAGAAGTAGCGATAAAATCACTGTGGCACTTGATGACCTTGCGAACACCCTTGCTAAATAGCCAGTCCCGGACATCCCGCCACGCCTGTAGGTGCTTTTCTCCAGGCTTCTCGCTCCCACCGATCATGAAGGTGACAGAGTAATAGGTGGTGTTTCCCCCGGGCTGGGCCGCCTGAGTCTTGTAAAGCCCACGTCCTTCGAAAACATATCCATGAGGACAAACACCGAAGCTGTATCCAATATCCGCCCATCCATTGTCCCGGACATGGTAAGTCCGAGTGTTCTTCCAATAGGAGATACACTTGCTGTGGTCGGCGCTTTCGCTCAGTCCAGTAGTACCGCCGTTATAATGAACGGCAATTCCGCTTTCAGGGTCAGAATAACTGGCAGCGGAAGCACCCCAACCAAAATCAGACCTGTCTAGAAACTTCATTACTTATCATCCTCCGTGCGTAGGTTTGGTGGCATAACGGCAGTGGTCCTAGGTGCAATACCGTGGGATCGAAGCTGGTACGCATAATCAGCGGAAACGCTTCTGTAGTAGTCAATGAGTGCCCGAAATTCTGATACCTGTGAGGCGAGTTCATTTCGCCATGCCGTAATATCGGCAATGTGCTGTGCTCGGGCCTTAGTGTATCCGCGAAACCCCTGCCAGACAGCACCGAGAAAGGCCGCTCCGCCCAGAGAGAACACGGCCCCAACAGCGGTTATAAGTTGCTCGTTAATATCGTCCCCCTAAGAGATCTCATATACTCCCGCTAGAGAGAGATACGCCCCGGATCGGTCCAAGAGACATGTTCCAGGGCTGTCCTTATTCATTGCGTCCAGCTCCCAATTTGTAGAATGGTTGTCCGCTGGATCGGGTGCGTAGAGGTTCAGATACCCTCCTGCGTTTACCAGGGCGTGCCCCATGGTCATGTTCGGCTCATTTGCTGAACCGCTGTATTGGTAAAATGTAATGGGCATTCGGTGTCCGCCTAGGGGGCGAATCGGCAGGTAAAGCCTAACTGTGTCTGTGGCAGTAGGAACAACATTGCGGCTCACCGTAATGTGAATCGAAACCCAAACTAGCTTGTTGGCGATTTTGGCATACCTGCCAGTGGCGGTATATCCCGCAGTCAGTCCCGATACCTGGGGTCGATAAGACGATACCCCCAGTTGAGTGAAGGGGTTCCAAAGATTCTGGTCCTGTGTGTATACAGAAATCTGCTTAGTGGACTTCTCATACATGAGTTGGCCGTCATTTGGGTTAATGGGCCGCGCGGTGGAGTTCGGAGCGTAAAGCACTTCCGCTCCGAGATATCGGCGGGCATCCTCCACGCTGACGATCTGAGGGGCGTAGCCTCCCTCTACGGGATCTCCTGCCCTACTGCGGACCACGGCAAGGGGGAGATCCCAGAGGCCAGGAGTCGCCGTGTACGCTCCCCAGAGCTGCCAGTCTGACGGGGGCATGGCATTACCAGGGGAAGCCGCTTGTCCAGTCCTGACGCGCAACTCGATGAAGCTGCCGGGGTCCACTGGGCTAGTCGCATCCACTGTGGGGCCGACATAGTCAATCCTCTCCCGATTGGCAGATGTGAAAATGGGAATGCCAACCGACGCGGGGGAGTTCAGTCGGTAATGGTACCCGGCAATTTTAGCTCGTCCGGGATTGACAGACACGGTGGAAGTGCTTTCCTGGGAAACTCTTAGGGGGTTGGGATCTGAATAAGGTCCAGGGACTCGCACCCCACTGTGATGGCCCCAGTCCTGTGCCATATCGGACCAGTCGCCTTCTGTGACGACAGATCCACTGCCCGCACTGAAAGGGTAGCTATTAGAATCCTCAGTCATCGCGCTTTCCAATCTTGTCTAGTCGGTTCCAAATGCGTCGAACCTGCCTATAAAGGGCGGGGGTTTCAGAGGCGTCACCCGTCCCCACTGTCGGCGTAATGGTGTATCGGCCTCCCTCTTCCACTAGGCTAACTTCCCTTAGAATGTCAGTGATGATCTCTCCGTCAATATCAACTTGAACATAGTCGCCTACGAAGTAATCTCTGCCGAACTTGAAGTATTCAGTGTCGAGAACTTCCATGCTTATTGCCGCTGGAGGCCGTGAAGCCTCGTAGAACTCGGTAATAGCCTGCTTGATCTGGGCTTCGGCTTCGGGGGCCTCTGCCGGATCTTCTACGGCACTGGGAATAGGCTGGTCTCTGCGGTCCAAAAACTCTTCCCGCCATCGGCCCCACTCATTGAGCGGCCAGGACGTGCCTTGGTGCGCCGAGGTGCTGTAGTTGTCGGCGGACAGGTAATGGATATTTCTATCCTTGCCTTGACCGTTGAAGGCGAAGAAAGCGCGGTTAGGTCCAGGCTCCCTAAGGGTGTATTGGAATCTGCGAAGATTGCCTAGATCCTTGGAAAAGGTGTTTTTAGCCGCTTCCTCAATTGGATTAGGGACAAACACGACAGGCTTCATTTTGCCACTCTCAGGCTGCCATACCATTCGGAACCCAACTGGTGTTAGATTGCCTGCCTGGTCCCGGGCAGTGGCGGCTTTCTCGCGAAGCTCAGCCAAAAGATTGGGGAACCGGGCTCTGAAGGAGATGCGCGGCCATTCATCCCGGCTGGGTGCCCCTTCGGGAACATCTGGCTCTGTGACAGTGGCTAGCTCATAGCCCGGAAGTGTTCGGTATCCCTCACTCTCTCCTGCTCTCCAATGCGTTCCTCCGCTAGTCCCCGTGTACTGCTCTCCTACGGTCCTGACCTCTGACAGTGGACCAAACTGGTACGCGGATAGAATGTGGAGCATACGTGAGAACGAATAATTTGACTGAGTGTCGACATTCGTATTGAACCTGCCGCCATACATTACAGTTCCGGTGGGAAACTCTGGTGATGGAGTCCAAATGTGGTCATCCCATACGCGATTATCACACGAACCAATGAAATCGACGGAGCCCGGTCCAGTGTTGGTGTCGTCCCAGTACCTTTCGATCTGAGTCAGTGGGCCGGATATAAGCGGTTCCGACATGCCGTTTTTCCAAATAAGAATCTTTCGGCCTGGCTTCAAAAGCTTGGCCTGATCAGTGCCAGCCATACACCTTAGCCGCCAAGAAGAAACGTCATTGAAGCGGATAACCAAGTTCAGCCTGAGATACTGGTCAATTTGTCCGATCCTCTGCCAGTACTGGTCCCGCCGCTTGAGCGGCCCGAATTCGTCATGTGTCACCAACTCCAGAACTTCAATTAGAAACCTATCCATCAGGCCCCCAAAAACTTGGGTTCATAATCCAAGGTGACAGTGCCCTTAGGCTCTGATCCCGGAATGGCGAGAATTTGAATGCGTGCCGCACTAGTCCCTTCTGGTATCGGCCAAAGATCTCGGGCCTCTAGGTAGGGCCATAGATTTGTTTCTCGAATGAACTTGCCGTCGCTCACAGCTCCTTCATAGACCCACTTGCGGCCAGGTCTAGTGTCAATCACGACCACCTTTCCGTTGTCGCTATTGTCAGCCTCATAAGTGAGCTGAAAAGAACGGCCTGTAGTTTCGTTGTTCAATGTTATTCCCGCGCCCTTGTATCCGGTAACAGACCACAAGGGCCACGTGTCCTCATCACCAGAGATGGAGATTTGGGAAGAGCTTTCGGACGGCACGTCCGTGGAGACGTGCATTCCGAAGAACGGTGAAGGGTCAATAATGGGTTCACCGTTACGTGTACCTCTACCGTCGTAAAAACTAACGGTGCTTGGAGTAGACCGGTCGAACTTTAAAGATATCAAGTCTCCGTACCAAAATGGGTCCGGAGCTTGTAGGACCAAACCGAACTTGCAATACGTGAACTGCCCCGCGTCCTGCTCATCTCCCTCCAGGCCGCTAGCGTAGTAACACCTGATAAACCGGCTAGAGCCGTCGCCTTCGGTCACCCGAAGGATTCCCAATCCGCGCTTTGGATTGAACAGATTTAGTACCCGTCTCTTAATAGCAAGAAGCTTGGGCCTGTCTGGTGCCCAAATAAAGAGGGGGATCATGATTTCACGGACTTGAGTCCGTACGCCCCTGTATATAGACCCGTCCAGAGACGGGTATTCTTCTAGTTGTAGATCATAGGGCGGAGCGTCAAAACCCTTGATTCCCGGCTGGACAACTACCCCGGAATTGTAACCGGAGATGTCGCCGGTCAGGAGAACAGAACTTCCATTAGCAGAAGTCCATGTAATCTCTGACCGACGCCATCGCTGAATTTCCGGTATTTCGGGGGCTTCCGGGCCAGGGTCGATAGGAATACCGAGCCTAACCGGAATCGGCATTTAAACCCCCTTATCCATAAATTGTGTCTGCATAACTAAGTGCCTTAAGAATCGACTCCTCTGTGGGCACATTTGGAGCTGCGTTAATTTCGAAGTGGTACGCCTTGTGGGGCAGTCCAATCTCTTCTAGTAGCGTTGCCGCCCTTTCCCGATCGGTTAGCGGGATTACCGCCTCTCGACCTGCCTCACCGATAACGGCCCGAGTGGGAGAATTCACGATTGCTCCCTTTGCCAAAAACTCGTCAATTCCACCGTCATCCGTAGCCGGTTCGTCAATGAAGGAACCGGGCCACGCCCTGACATTGAGGCCCTTGAACGGGCCTGACTGCATCTGGCTGCCAGATAGACCCCAGCGGGGTCGGCCATAGCCCCGAGCACTAGTGCGGACCTGGCGACGAATCCTGTCGGACTCGTTTCCTCCGATGGTCTGGAATCGGCCGCCACCTAATAGCTTCTCAACAACGTTGATGTGCTGCCCGCCGCCGCCGTAGGTGACAATGTCACCGGGGCGGATTCCGGATGTTCCGAATCGGTAGTCACCGGCTCTTGAAGAAACAGATTCCCAGGTACGTACAGCGGGCCACCTGTTTTGAGGGGTGCCTTTAGGGCTATTCCAGTACGCCTTGTTGGCCCTTGCCTTATCGACAATCCAGCTAACAAAGTCGGCGCACCATGCCTCTGAAATTCCGTTTGTGTACTTATTGGGACGTCCGCTAATCCCTCTATCGTGTTCCTGACGCAGAAGGCTGACCACTTTGGAGGCGTTGCCGCCAGACTCAGCGGCCTTGTCAACCTTGCCGAGCCATTCACGAATGCCGGGGTATCCGGATCGGATATCGTCAGCACCTCGGAAGCCATAGCCGCCAGACATGGAGGCGAAGGACTTGAGGGACGGCTCTACGACATCATCCATGGCGGCTGTAAAAGCCTCGGAGAACCCCTTATAGGGGTCGTCTTTGTGCCTCCTTACCCAAGCGGCCCCGTCTACGACGCCGCCGTTTGCAAACCCTTGGATTTCACCGTTTCTGGCGGACTTGTTCCACGCATTGATAATGTCCGGACCTAGCATCCTGACCACCTCAGGACGTAGTACAGCCTCACCGGCTGACAGGACAGCGGGGATGGTGTCGATTCCGGGCTGATAGCCGGGAAGGATGCCACCGGTAGAGAGATGCACTGCTCTTAGAGGGTTTCCTACGCCTGCTAGAGAGGACATCTGAGAAAGAACTCCGACGATGCCCTTGGAGTAGCTGGTATTGACCAGACCCCTAGTCGACCGGTTCATGTCACTAATCATGGAATCCCAGTGACGCTTAGAATCCCTAGTGGCACCCCGAACAGTGGAGATAAACGAGTTCGTTCGGCTCTCGGTTGTACTGTTTACCGATGCCCAACCACGAGAGTTAGTGCTCTCGATTCCACTCATGTTATTTCTGACATCGGAATTGACCGACTTCCAGCCCTTAGCGCTAGTGTTCTCCACAGACTTCATTCCGGAAGAAACCAAATTACCAGTTCGATCCATGGCCGGACGAACGATGCTACCGGTAAGGGTGTTAAGGCTCTCCTTGGACTTCGAGGTAACGTCAGACATGGATGAATCGGTAGCCTTCACCACCATGTCAGCGGTGTCCGTCCAATTAGCGCCCAGGTCGGCCGTAGCATCCTTGTAAACGTCTACAAGCCCTTCCAGCTCCTTGCCTACCTCGGGTACCGGAGAGGCTAGTACGGGGCCGCCCAGGACCGCTGATGCGCCATTTTGAGCGCTCTTTCGATCGCCGACGATGCCGCCGGTAGCGAATCGGGGGATAAGGCCCGACATAGCGCCTGCGTTCCATCTATCGATAGTGCTCTTACCCAGCCACCTGACAACCTCGGGGCGTAGAATTCCTTCGCCTGGAGAAAGCAGGGCAGGAACAGAGTCAATCCCTGGGGCATAGCCAGGGATAACGCCACCTTCGGCACGTCGGTCGGGAGCCTCATCGGGATCACCAGAGAATAGCCCAGAGACGCGGTCCCAGGCTTCGCCGACTCCATCAATGACTGGCTTGATCCAGTCATCGTAGATTTCTTGAGCCTTCTCGCCGATGGCATCCCAAATCTCGTCCCAGCTATCTCTAAAGTCCTGGAACTTATCCACGACAACTTCTGTGAAATCAATCAGCTTTTCAGACAGCCATTCGACCTTGGGGCCCAACTTCTCGGCAACCCATGTAACTGCATCGGCAATCCAGCCAATGAGCGGCACCAGGGCCTTTTCAATCAGCCATGCGATAATCGTTGCAGCCAATTCAATAATTGGTGCAAGAATTGAGACAACCAATCCGAGGAGAAGGCCAATAAGCTCAATCAATGGCATGAGGGCTTCGATGATTGGCATAATGGCTGTCAGTAGAACGACAAAGACATCGATGATCGGGGACAGCGCCTCGAAAAGCTGCATGATGATCGGCACAATTATTTCCAGCGCAGACATGAGCAGTTCGCCCAGCACCGGCACTAGCGGTGAAATTGCGTCAAACAATTGTTGAATAATTGGTGTCAGGAACTCGATGGCTCCAGTCAAAAATTCACCAATTACAGGGACTAGAGGGGTAATTGCCTCTAGAATTTGGACAACAATAGGAAGGAGAATGTTCAGAACTTCAATAAAGGCCCCGCCGATCATGGCAATGACCGGAGATAGGGCAACTAGGAGTTCTCCCAGAACCGGCCCCAAGGCCCCCAAAAATTCACCAACGAATGTTCCCAGTTCGCTGAGGAAAGGAGATAGGTTAGTGATCAGATCAGAGAATACCGGAGCTAGTTGCTCCATCAAACTAGCAAATTCGGTCGCTAGTACCTCAATGACTGGGCCTAGAGTCTCGCCCAGCATTTCCATCACTGGCGTGAACGCCAGAATGGCGGGCGTCAGGGCAAGCACGGCCACTGTCAGCGCCGGTAGAAGCGCTCCTGCGAATGCCTGGGCAAGGGGGGCCAGTGCGTCGCCGAGTGCCCGTAGCGTGCCTCCTAGAACATCTTGCATTACTTCCATTGCCGGGCCTAGGACGGCGTCTAGAAGCGTGATGAGAGCGCCAATGGCCCCCATGGCACCCCGAGCGGTCGCGGCGGCTCCACGTCCGACAGCACCGGCTGCGTTAGCGGCTCCTTGGGCGGCCGACTGTGCAATACCTCTAATCCCCCCAGCTTCTTCGTACCTAATGCGCACGACACTGGGAATGCTCTTGACTTTATTAATTATTCTATTCAGGCCACCGTCAGCACCTTGAAAAAAGTTATCAAAACTGGCCAGGGCGTTATTGAATCTGACCTTAGCGATACTTTCAAAGTCGGAAAGGTTAGCCTTAACGACTTCCCAAGCAGAGCCGTCACGGACAAAGTCGTAGAATCTTTTTGTGGATTCTACGCCCCGATTAAAACCCCGTACGATGCCGTCTGATACGGTCTCGATCCGGTTCAGGGAATTAATTGCAAAGAGTCCAATGTGGTCCTCAGCCCGGAGAAGTGCGTCGCCGACCGCATTGGGTAGGGTCCGTAGTCGATCGCCGAATTCACCAATCTTGTCAGCGGCCCGGACAATCCCGGCCCCCCATCTGTCAGCTAGATCGGTCCCCCTGGTCCAGCCTGTCTCAGCGGCACCAGTAAGGTAATCATTGGCGAGCTGTAGGCGTTCCTTGAATGAGAAAACCTTTTCGCCGGACCGATCGACAGAATCACCCATGTCATCGGCTGTATCGCCAACAGCTTGGAGATTTTCTACAGTCTCAACGAGCGATTGAATGTTATCAGGAAGAAGTCGAAGACCAGAGATCAGCGACGCAATTCCACGGCCGATGAAACCGATGGCCACCATCAGCGGACCCAAGAAAGCAGCTAAACCAGCCAGGGCTATTCCAAAGTTGCTAATCTCGCCTTCAGAATTTGTCACGCCAGCGAGAAACCCGTTAAGGGCATCAAAGCCCCTTGTTAGGGCCGGTACGATCCAATCTAGGGCCTGGCCGACAATAGGAACAATTCTAGTTAGCGTCTCTTCAATTTTTTCGAACAGCTCAACCCACATCGCTGGACGCTCGGGGTTGACGATCTCCATCGTCTCATCGGTGCCATTGATCAAATCGCCAAGAGAGTTTCTGAATCGCTCTAGCGCGTTTTGCCAGGCGTATAGCGGCACGGTTTGGGCCATTTCCTGAGCCGTGCCGTTGTACTGTTCCATGTAGTCGATGAGCTGAGGCCAAATGTCATCACTTAGTAGCTCACCTTCCCGGCCCAGCGCCCGCAATTCCGCTTCAGTCTGTCCGGTGGCCTCTGCCATCATGCGCCACACAGGAATGCCAGCATTATTCAACTGGTTCATGTCCTGTGCATAAATCTTGCCCGCCGCCATGCTCTGAGAGATGGCGATAACGGCGCGGTTCATTTCATCAGCACCGGCACCGTATGCAGCGGTGGTATCTCCGAGAGTCTTAATCCATCTAGTAGCCTCCTCCGCCTCTACACCGGCTGCCATTAGACGTTGGACTCCGTTGGCTAGCGGCGCAAATTCGAAAGTACTGTCTTCGGCGAAAGCACGAAGGTTCGCTAGCTGTGCATTGGCCAGTGCAGTAGCCTCAGCCAGCCCCATTCCAGCGGTTTCAGCGAGCCGCTGAATGCCAATTTGAGCCTTCTGTAGCTCTGCCCCTACCTGTAGACCCCAAGCCGATACCATCGCCATGGAGCCTAGAATTGGGGCAGTGATGAACAGAGACCAGTCCTGCCCGAAACCCTGCATACGGTTAGAAAATGATCGGACAGACTCAGAGATAGAGCGTATCTGCTGATTGGAAACGTTTCCTAGTCCGACCAGCGACCTGATGTTCCGAGAGATATGTTCCTCAGTGCGGGAGAAAGCCCGCTCATATTCGTTGACAAGAGCGACACTCTGAGTGAGTGACCTGTTCGCCGCTGCCTGGACATTGGCGGTTTCTTTGGCCACCGTAGAAGCTCGGTTGAAAACTTTCTGTGTCTGGTCAGCGAATCGCGTCTCGATGTTGACAAATTCATCAAGAAGTCGCCGGGAATTCCGAACGCTGACGTTCGCAAGATTGGTAGCATTCTGCGCTTCCCGTGCCGCCTGGCGGGCTCGTGTGAATACCGCTGACGTCTGTCCTTCGAAAGCCTTGCGGGCCTCTTGGGCCGCCTTGCCAAGCTCCTTTGCAGTCTCCGTCACGCCCTTCATGGCGTTTCCAGTGAGCCCCTGAGAGAAAGCCGTACCGGCCTGAGAACCTGCATTACCGGCCTGCTTGGTGCTTGCCCTCAAAGTGGAAGCGTCAGCAAAGACCATCTTGCCCTTAGTGGCGCGGTTGAAGTTTCTGATGAAGAGTTCACCGGAGCTACTTCCAGCGGTTCGGGCCTGGGCATTCATCTGTCTGCCCATTTTTTTCAATTGGGCATCCATGCTCTTTTGAAGAGTGGTAGTAAGGGACGCACTCATAGCGCGTCCCGCATTACCTCCGGCTAGGGCCATCTGACGGTTTAGACGTCTGCGAAGATCCTCTAGCGCCTTTGCCTGGAGACGCGGTACAACCTCGACATATCCGGAACCCACCTTAATCGCAGTGGACAATTCCCCTCCTTCCTAAAACTGTAGTGACGCGAAAACAGACGCGACCTTTTGGGGAGAGGCGAATTCCTTGAGTTGCGGTTTAAGGTTCCTAGGCTTGGTCGTGCTCCCCTTGTCCTTTTCCTTATCTGATCCCGGTCTCTTCACAGGTTGGGGAACATTAGGCTCCGCCTTGAAATTGACCTTCTGGAACATGTAGTTGGATAGGGCCAATTCATCGATCAGGGCGGCTAGGAGATGTTCACTCGTCTCCCATTCAGCCGACTCATTCACGGCACCACAAAGGGCCGACCTACCAGGCATATTTAGAAGGCGATGCACCAGGACATGCACCCGCCTGATACTCAGGCTGCCACGGTACATGTCCAAAATGTCAACGTGAAATATGTCGAGTAGATCGGCCTCAATTTCACCCGGGTAGTGGTGAAGCAAATAAGCCGTGACCTTTAGTTTCCCAGATCATCAAATCCGATCGCCTCTAGAACGTCATTAAGAAAGTCTAGACCCTCGCGAATGGTAGGCTTAGTCTTCCTCCAATCGGCTAGCTGATCCTCTCCTAGGGCACCCGCCAGGATCGCAGATTCGTTCTGACTGCGAACCGCATCAAGAAAGTCCCACGGGAGATCTAGGGCGCTAGGAACGGTATAGGTGTTTCCCTTGTACTCGACCGTGCGGGCCTCCTCGACAGCCTCAGTTTCCTGAGACTTGGCCGTGGTCTTACTGGTGCTCTTAGTCGCGGTCTTAGTAGCCATATATGAAATCCTTTTCGCGTTAGATGTTGATTAGGTAACGATGCCGCTTAGCTCAAATGGTAAGCTCGACTGTTGAAGGCGACACCGTTAGGGAGAAGGGGTCACTTCCGTGGCGGACTTCATGAGGACCTTTCCAAGGCTGCCATTGTCGTCTAGCGCCTGAATGGTCACGCCGAGCTGGCTGGCGTCGGTCTTGGTAAGCGAAATCGCCTGGCGCTCCGAGAGCATTCCGCGAGACATGACCAGCCGGGACTTAGTGCCACTATCAAGCGTGGCCGGATCACCTTCAATGGCCGCCGGGGTCTCCTTGTAATCGCCCCATTCAACAATGACTGCGTTCTCTGCAAGATCCGGAGTCGAGCTGAGATCGAGGACCATAGTCCCGTCCGTACCCTCCGTAAAATCCGTACCGAAATAGACCGGAACGGTATTGTCATCAAACTGCATCATCGTAAATGCAAGAGTCGCACTAGCAGACGCAACAACAAACTTGACCGGCGTAGCGCTCTGATGCACGTTAACCGGATTGGTCTCGACGGAAGGAGTTAGCTCAATGCCATCTTCAGCCGTGTAACCCATCGCCGTAAAAGTGTTTGGGATGACGGCCATGACGTCACCTAGAAGCCCGCTTACGTCAGTGCCCTTAGGTGCAAAATAAATTGTTGCTTTGGGAGCAAACCGAATAGCATCGGCATTCTGATTATTCGCCAATGTCTATCCTCCGTTCTCGTAGTAGAATAAAGTGAAATTGATAATGAATCGCTGTTCTCCCGAGTCCTCATCCGGAAGATCATTGGGGCCAGAGGCATAGGAATCGGTGATGACCACGCCAGCAACGGCGTGCAGATCAACATTGAGAATGGACTCTCTGACTTCCATGGCCAGTGCTAGGGCCTGCTCTTTGTCAGGCCCGTAGCAATGCGCGGTGTAATCGGCGGCTTCAAGTCGGTTACTGACGACTCTGTCCATCCCTGAAAGGGCGATGAGCGCAAGAGGATCGCCTACCTGGTGACCCACTCGGGTAGCCCTGACTGGAGCGCTGACAGACGCTCTCAGAGCGTCAGAGGCGACCAGGATTGGATCTCGCATAGTCAGGGCCTCCCGGTATATCTGCCACGTCCCGTAGCCCCTCGGGTGAGGCTGCGATTACCGGGCTTAGGCTCAACGGCACCCGTCCCCGCTCTCCCAGTCGCCTGCTTTCTGAGAGCGTTCGACATGATGTATTGGCCCGGGTGCCACCTACCGGCGAGGTCAGTCCATCCGAATTCAATGACCATTTCGTGCCTGGAAGCCACGACTAGGCCCCTAATCCCTTCCGACTTATCGGACTGGATGTAAGCTTTGACGTTGTCCCGGTAGGCATTTCCTCGGGTACGGGGCGCTGTGCGCCTGACTTCCTTGTCAACATTTCCCGTGATGCGCTGAACTTCAGCAACCATTTCGGGGGTTTGGGCGGATCGCCAGAGGGCGGCCCCGTCAATTTTGAAATCTATGAGATCACCCTCCTCACGTATACCTTGGTGTATCGGACTCGGAATAGGCTTCGGGAAAAGGGGATGCCTTCGATCTCCCAGACATTGCCGTCTACTTCAACCCGATCCTCTTTTTGAAAATCGCCGTGATGCATGTAAAGTGTCGCCCTTTCTAGGGCGGCTTCATCATCGATCGGCCTAATGTCATCTGTGGATCGGTACTGTAGGGAGGCCGGACCTGAATAGACCGATTCCGCATGGTCCCAGTCCCGCTTTTTGCCATATGCGGTTTCTACAAGAGGTGCCCTTAACGCTGTGACAATCCGATTGAAAATCATACGGACCCATCCTCAACAGTCGTCATGCGAATAGTCGCGAACTTCACCCTGTAATAATTAAGGGCAGTTCTGGAAGACGAAGAAAGAGAACCAGACCCCGTTGAATAGGAGTATGAGACCTGGACATCGCCAATATTTTCACTTCGAATGCCAGGCACCGTGTTGAAAGCGCTAATCGACTCGGAAAGCACCACGGCCCTTACGTCGGCCGGGGGTGGATCTCCGAACGTCCTTTTGCAATAAGAGACGACAAGCGCAGAAACATCGTCAATGATGGCCTGTGCCCGTCGTTCCTCATCAGCGTCTAGGGTCCGTCCTAGTCGGTCCTTGAATTCATCCACTGTGGCAAGGGCCATGACTACACCCCATCGTCAACTACAGTGACGGAGCACACGTCACTAAAGCCCTCGTAGGTGGCAGTGACATTAGCGCTGCCCGCCGCAACGGCAGTAACGAGACCTGAAACATCGACAGTTGCAACAGTTGTGTTATCCGACTCATAAACCGCGACTTGGGTAACGTCCTGAGTTGAAGAGTCAGAATTAGTAACCGTTACGGTTAGCTGCTGAGTGGTTGCCATGCCCACCCCTTCCTAATCATTAGGGGGTGGGGGCGGGGACTTCGCCCACAACGACCATGGCCTCAGGGCGCATTAGCTTGCTACCGAACACGTAGAGGCCCTTAACGGCATTCGTGAACTTCTTTTCGGGACGGTAAGCTTCTAGCTTGGTCAGAGAGCCGATGGTGGAAAGGGCCATAGAGTGGCCAACGATCATGTGGATGTTCTCCCCACCGGAGTTCTGAGCACGGACGCCATAAGCGCCAGCGACACCAGGAAGGGACGAGTACTGAGCATCAGTCAGGTGGCTACCAATGGTGTTGGAAAGAACCACAGTCATACCGGCGATACGCCCAACTTCGCCATTAACCAGGACAGAACCAGCGCCGTACTTAGAGGCGTCAATAAAGTTCGGGTCAAGCAGGATCTTCGCATACTCGGCAGGGCCTAGCAGAAGATAGCGACCATCGACCGGGACATTGTTAATGTCGAGAATCGTTCGGGCCTCGATGACCTTGGTGTAAATAGCGGTTCCATCGGCGGGCGGCGTTAGCTGTGCAACAGATCCGTGGAGGGTGCCGTCAGCGAAATTATGGTCAAGCCCGTTAATAGCTGCCTTGACCGTAGAGGCAACATGTCGATCCATGCTTTCAGCCAGAGCACGGGCGTGCGTCTGAGTGAGATTCTGCATGAGGTTCATACCGGCCTGAGTCTGGAGCTGGTGAAGGTCGTCCACCTCAAAATGCAGAGTACGGGCCTGATCAATGCGAATCAGAAGACTGTCAGACTCAGCCCGATTCGCCTCACCGATCTCGCTGTAAGGGTCATAGCCGGTGCCGACAGACGCCTTGTCAAGGAAGTGCGGAATACGCACGGTGTCGCCGTGCTGGCGAATCTCGCCCTCATACTGGCGGTTAGAAATCATGCCGCCGGAAAGTACTAGCGCCGACTCAAGATCAACAAAAAGCTGACTAGACCAAATCTCGGGAATGAAAGTCCCAAGAGTGTTATTGTCGGCAGACTGGAAGAAAGTATTGCCAGTCTGAATCTGGGTGCCATTACCCTGATCGGTAAATACCATTAATTATCTCCTTAAGTGGTTCCATTCAGGAGATTGTTAAACCGGCCTTCCTGTCGGGCCTTGACAATCTCCTGAGGAGTCATCCGCGCCATGTCAGCCCGTGTAAGCTGGGGCGTGGACGTATTTCCCTGTGGGCCAAGTCCCGTGTTCTGGGGGAACCTCGGAGGAACCTGAGCCTCGGGCAGAGAAGTGATAAAAGCGGTGATGGCATCGGAATTGGGATTGCCGTCATCACCGACAAAAGCGGAGAGATTCAGATACTCGCTCAGCCCATCCGGAACCTTTCGCCCCGAATTGGCCGCTACGGACCTGATTTCGGCCTCAGCCAGCTTGGTGCCTACCTCGGAAAGAGCGGCCTTTCGCCCCTCTTCCTTGGCTGCCTCAATCGCCTTTTCGGCGTCGGACATCGACGCAGTCTTGTACTGCTCAAGCTCCTTGCGGACCCTCTCTAGCTCCGTCTCGTTCTTGCGAGAAAGAGCCTTCCACTTATTGGCCTCAGAATCGGCGGCCTGATCAGCACCGCCGTTAGCTGCATCATTGTCCTTAGGACCGTTGACCGGCGCATCATTCTTAACCGGATCAGCGACAGGACCATTCTGGTTCTGGTTGTCAGACATTTGAAACCCCATTTCGGCGCAACAAAAAAGGCCCCCATTTCGGCGGCCCGTCTTGAAACTAGTAGTTACTTCTTTTGTTCGTTTGTCTTCCGGGCATTATTTTCGGCGTTGCCCGGGGACGACTTCGCCTTAGTGCCGTTTCCGGCTGGAGCCGAACCGCCCTCAGCGCCCGTTACGACCGCTAATGCTCGCTGTTCGGCGATGACCTGCTTTTGCTCCTCCTCGATAAGCTCCTCAAAGCGCTCAATCTGGGAAGGCGTGTATCCGTAGTCCTCCCAAAGCTGCTTTCGAGGAACACCAAGACCCTGATTGAGCTTGACCAAGGCGTCCACACGAACACCCTCGGAACGGTGCTCGGGGTCATCCCAAATCGTTTCCGCATTCCAGGCTTCCGCTCGGGCGTCGCCCTTGACTAGGAATGCAAGACGCATAGCGGCTTCCCAGGACTCGCCAAAGTGCAGTTGACGCTCTCGCGCCTTGGCCACTAGTCCGGCTTCTGCGGACTGAATAGATTCCCCTGAGGGAGCCTGTCCACCATTGATCAGGAAATAATGCGGTGGGACACGGGAAATAGTGCTGATGTGCTGGACCAGCATATTGATAAGGCCAACATAATTACTCAGGTCGGCGGCTTCAAACTGGCCCCATCTAGCGCTACTGTCTTCCAGAAGAATCATTCGATCGACAGCCGCCTTAATAGGCGCGATCTCATTACCATTCTCATCTACTGGAATCTCAATACCGGCTAGAACTCGCTGCGGGTAAGCGGCGAATTCAGATGCCACGATCGCATCAGCGGCAATCTTGGTAATGGCATTCTGGAGGGGAATAATTGGGTGAAGCTCTGAGTATGGCTGTGTCCGGCGAAGCCTCGCACGGTTCTCAAGGCCCACGAGAGGCACCACACCGAGCGGGTTTTTGCCGCTAGCGGGTGCGTCCCACTCACCACCATTCATGCCCCTAGTGGACGTGTGGATTCCCTCAGGAGTCCACAGGGTGCAATGGTCGGTCCCCCAATCATCGCGATACTTTTTCAGGCCCGCCATGATTTCCCGGCGACTGCCGGGTCGGTACTGAACCACTACCTCAGACGATGTTTCAGGAGAGATAACCGGGTTGTCGTCCTTGTCGCCCCACACAGCAAGGTACGACTTACCAGTGACTAGAGCGTCAATGTGTGCAGCATTTGAATCGGCATCAAGAAAATTCTTCTGCCAGATTTCTTGAGCGTCCTTGTCGGCTTCAGGCTTATCGCCCATTCTGAAACCGCGAATGTTCAAGCGCTCTGAAATGGGGTCAACTACAAGAGGGCAGAAATTGTCTCGCCACTCAGTGAACAGACCGCCGAACTCCTCGGCGAATTTCTGCTGTGCAAATGATAGGACTCGTTCATCCGAGTCATAGTAAGTCTGGTAGTGGGTGTTTCGGGACTGCTGTACAGCTAGCTTGCCTTCTAGATAATGCATCCAGTCGGTAGGCGTCTCAGGCGCTCTGGTTGGGTCGTATGACATGAACCCCCTTTCTAAAGTCCCATGATGCGGCTCTTTCTTTTCATGCGGCCATCGGCGATTGCATCACCCCTCGCTTCATATGCGAGAATGGCCGCGATAGCGGCATCGATCTTATTTTTCGATTTAGGCTTGTCCTTTCGGAGGATGTACCCCTGAGGGGTTTCCTTCCTTAGACAATTGCCAACGTGCCACGCAAGTACCCTGTCGCCGTCATGAAGGAGTTGGCCGGTTACAGTGGCAGTGTGGAAACGTTCCACTGCTTCAACCATTGTCTTTACACGGTTGGTCGGGAACTTGAATACGATTTTGTCGCCAAAGGCAATAGACCATCTATCGATGATGTCTTGCCAGTAATAGGGGTCGGCATATACCCAAGCAACACGGTACTTCTTAATCGCGTTGCGGAAGGTCGCGTCAACGGCTCCTACGTCAACCTCTCCGCCATTGTCGGCGGGGTCCCATACGCCAATGACGAAAAGCTTTCCGTCTGTCAGGCGACAGCCGATCATTGCCGTTGTATCGTCGTATAGGGAACCATCGAATCCAATAGCGATTTGATCTCCGGGTTTGATGGGTGATAGGTCATCGGACCTTTCCGCCCAAACCTCAGAGGGAATCCAGTTGTCAATGGATTCCTTGATCTGGTTGAAATAAAATCTGTACGAATCATGCTCAGGTGTACGGGGGTCCCTAATTGCTGCCAGGATGGAATTGACATCCACCCATGAAGAATCCCCATAGGAGATTTTGAGAGCTTCCCTGATCTGGTCGTCACTGTGCTTGATGGTGACAGTCCCGGGAGCCTCTACACAGTCATAAAGAATGTCCTTCGCGCCATCAATCATGGCGGCGTTGAACGTGATTTGAGCGGTGGAATCCTCGCCTGGATTAAAAGCGTTAGTGGACTCTACATAACGAGCCTCGCCATCGGGGTTCTTGCGGATGTTACGGTCAATAACCTTGGCCACCTTGTGGCCGCTATTCGACTCTGTCCAGTGGTGCGTTTCATCAAGAACGGCGAAAGTTGGTCGCCCGCCTTCAAGGGAAGCACTATTGGAAGTGACCGGCTCAATCTTGCCAGGCCTGCCGTCCTTGAATTGAATGATGGTCTTACCGACATCAATGTTCTTCTCAGATATGAGCGGCGACTCAACAAGCATTCCACGAATGGAATCCAGTGTATTGACAGTCTGGTGGATGGCGGTAGCGGCTAGTTGAATCCAGGGAGCGGAGACATGAGTTGCAACCGGCATGCCGCGCCTGTCGAAATGAGAGAATCGACAGGGTCCGACGAACTCAATAATGCAGAGGGCGGCAAGGAAAGGTGACTTGCCCCATCCCTTGGACCTGCGCAATGCGCCCGTTCGGTACAGCCATTTGCCGTCATCATCAATGGCATAAAACCATAGAATGAATCGTTTCTGTTCTGGGGTGAAGTTCCAGGGGCCACCGGCATTTTTGCCGTCAGGCTGCCGGATCTTTTCCTCAGCCCATCGGATGACCTGATAGCCGAGTGACCTAGTGGGGTGCGGGACGTGTTTGGGGATATTACCTGTCTGCATTAGGCATCCCCGCCCAGCTCCCTAAAGAGGTCCATATCGACCACATTGTCAGGGCTGGTGTCATCACCCGTGCCGTTGTCTCCTGCGCTCTCTGCGTCGCTCTCAGCGGGCTTGAGGTTCATGCGGAGCGATTGGCGATCCCGTACCGTAGCGCCTAGGCGCTCTTCGTTAAGGCGGATCTCAGCCAGAATGGAAGTTTTAGGCTCTTCCCAGTAGGCTTGTACAAGGGGAGCAAGCATTTGCAGTCGCTCCCAGTCAGAAGGTAGAAACACGTCTGACTGAGGGCTTTCGGCCCAAGTATCCCACCAGCGGCAAACTGCTGTGGAGTAGGAAGCCCGCTTAAAGAGCTTGGGGGCCTTTGGCTTGGCGTTCTCTGGGATTTCAATAGTGCTGTCCTTGTTGTTTGTTCGGCGGGGGTTAGGGCTTCCCGCCGGTCCTCTGCCTGCCATCTGGCCCCCTTTCTATGTTTTCACTGGCGCACTTGTGGGGTAGCATGTCACCATGAATGCGAATGAAATAATGCTGATCGGCGGCCGACCGATGTTCTACGCGCCGAATGGTCAACCGATTAGCTTGGTTCTCTATGAAGAGTTGTCGGCGATAGACTTCATGCGCCGTGTGGCGCTAGATTCGTTCATCACTTACGATGGCCACGCGGTAGACGTGTCCACAGTTTTCCTCTTTCATGACCACGGATTCAGGGGAGGTCCGCCCGTGATCTGGGAAACAATGGTGTTCGGATACCCTGGTGAAGGGCAGTACCGGTACACGTCACCTATCGACGCGATCAAGGGCCACATCGAGATTTGTAAGGCCCTCAGAGATGGACCGCCCGACCATGTATGATGTGTTCATGAATCACTTCCATGGCGCAAAGCTCATTGGACAGCCGGACAAGACCGGCCGAAACTTCCTCATGCCGCTCGTTGACGGCAGGCGGGCCACTAGGGACCGCGCTTCTCAAGACGTCCTGAACTTCCTGCGGTCTGCTTTGCGGGCCTCTGGTGGCTCGTCTCCTGAGGCTCGGCAGATAGACGAGAAGATCACGCAGGAGTGGCGAGAGGCTGTAGAAGCCGGTGAGATGTACGCCCTTGGCCCTGACAAGTTTTTCGCGGTATTCGAGTGCGACGACACGAACTGTGACGCGGGTCGGGGCCGATGGCTAGACCGCGCGATAGACGAGATTCGAGCTGCCGGGTTCAATCTCTCGATTGGCAGTCTCAAAAAGTAGTATTGTTGTAAGTTGGGCCGACCCCTATACGGATTTGAACCGTTGCCCGTACGTTGACCTTGCCGCGATAAGGTCGGCTTTGCTCACCCGCCCGGACTCGAACCGGGATCTCCCTCTCATCGTGTTACGTGGCCACGGTGCTCTTCCATTGAGCTACGGGTGAAAGCGTTACCGAGTGCATGGGTTAGGCAACACCCCGCTGCACTCGGTGGCTCTCTCGCCTGGACTCGAACCAGGGACTAGCGGATTAACAGTCCGCTGCTCTGCCGACTGAGCTACGAGAGATGAGTCCCCCGGCCTGGACTTGAACCAGGAACCCGCCGATTAAAAGTCGGCAACTCTACCAATTGAGTTACCGGGGGAGATGTAAGCTGTGTGCATGGTCAAACGTCAGTGCCCACCAGAGCACGGCCCCGCCAAGCGGGGCGGCCGGTGTGATCCATGTGCAGACAAGCACGCCGAGCGGGAGCGAGAGCGGCGGCGCGCTAAGGCTAGGCAAACCATCCCAGACGTCACACGAAAAAGCGTGGTTAACATCGTGCGAGTGTGCCACGACGTAGAGCGAGCATGTGAAATGCTGGGGATTACCTCGCAACAGGTGTGGGGACTGTGGCGCATGGATGCCACATTTGCCAAGAGCCTGGATGATGCCCTCATGGAGAGCCGCAATCCGAACCACCCTCACGGCACGCAGCACTATGGGATGGTGCATGGCTGTGGATGTCCCGAGTGCCGTGGACCGCGTAGAGAGGCCGGTAAGCGCTGGTATAAGCGCAAGCGGGCGGGTGACGTCTAACGGTGCCCTTAGAGGGATTTGAACCCCCACTGACCGGCTCCTAAGGCCGGTGCCTCTGCCATTGGGCTATAAGGGCGTGACAACACCAAGAATGGTGTATGGTGGCCTCAAGCCACCTGAGAGGAGAACTACAGTGGCGCAAAAAGTGCAGGTGATGTTGATTGACGATCTCGACGGCGGAGAGGCTGACGAGACCGTGACGTTCGGTCTCGACGGGTCGACGTATGAGATCGATCTGTCCAGGAAGAACGCCGACAAGCTCCGTAAGGCCATCACGAAGTACGTGGAAGCCGCTCGGAAGGCTCCGGCCTCCAGGGTCGGGGGGCGTGGCCGCCCGAAGGGTCCCGGCGTTTCCCGGACGTCTGACAAGGAGCGGAGTCAGGCCATTAGGTCATGGGCGAAGCAGGCCGGGAAGCCGGTCAATGAGCGCGGCCGAATCCCGGCATCGATCGTCGCCGAATATGAGGCCGTGAACGGCTAGTTTCATAGATCACGAAGGCCCGCCCCCGGGACGCTGGGGCGGGCCTTCTGCTGTCCACTCTAGCAGGGCGAAGGGACTCGAACCCTCCTCCTCCCCCCTATCGGCGTCGGCCAAGATGCCGAGTTGGGCGGGGTGCACCGTACACCATCCCCTATCGCGGAATCGTTCAATGGCTAGTATCCCTATCCGCGAAGCACACGGGGTAGGAGTCGAACCTACATCGACCGGTTTTGGAGACCGGCGCTTTCCCAATTAAGCTACCCGCATTTGATAGTTGAATGCCCACCCAATCAACTAAGCACCGCTCCTTGCGACCTTGCGCGCGGCGGTGCGCCCCCGTGAGCGGTGTTATAGAAACCGCTCTTTGTAAGTTTTGTTTTCATGGCACGGATCACAGATCACCGCTAAGTTAGAAAGCTCATTCGTCCCACCTCGGCTAACTGGGGTCTTATGGTCTACGGTCTTGTTCCCGGACGAACCACAGACGTAGCAAACTCCCTGGTCCCTCTGGCGGACTGAATGTTTAAGAAGACCCATGTTAGGCGGTCGGGCCAGGTTTCGTTTAGAAATCCTGGACCATGACGGGCGAGCGTGAAGCTCGCACTTGTTTTCTCGGACGGAAATATTCAAACACCCGGACTTGGAACAGATGGTATGGGCCTTAGGCAATCTCACGGCCTCCTCAGATAATATCCAGGTTTGTTGTTTCCCTTCCTCACTTCTTAACATGGTGTGAGTAATAAAGACACCCCCTGAGGGGGTGTCTTATTTATTATTACTGTTAGTTATTTATATTAGTATCCCCCTTTATCCCCCAGGGGGCTACCCTCACTTCTATACATGGTGTGAGTGTGCCAAGTGTGCATGTCTCAGATCGGCAACGTCCCTAGATGGCTCGTGCAGCCTTCACTAGGTCTTCCAGGTTGCCCAGGTCCACCTTTGTCTCAATCAGAGGGCTCTTACGGTTACCGCTTTCCGGGTTGTGCACCATGATTTTGACCCCGTGGGATATCAGAAAGGCCCGCCGCTCGTCCCACTCCATCGATGCCCATGCCTCACCGAAAGTCTCGCCCATGTCTACGTACTGGACCTGCTCCTCACTTGAAGCGCCCATTTCCTTGAGCTTGTCCCTGTCGGCTGTGAGGTTGGCCAACCGTTGGAAATACTCCTCTTCCTCATTTTCGTCAATTAGTCCCAGGTCTGATTCTTTCTTGAGTCGCCTTAGTGACTCTTCCACGATGTGCAGTTCTTCCCCGTAGTCAGTGGCTGGGATAACGATGGTTTCGACTCGCCTTTCGTTGCCGACCCTGTCTAGAATGCTCTCAGACACCAGAGATTCTAGGAGATCAGCGTCCACAGCGCGTGACGTGCACGTGGCTCCGATTTTGGTGTAAGAGCCGCATCGGTACCATCGTGCCTTGCGCGTGCCCGGGTTGATGTGGTTATACGCCAGCCCGCACTTACCGCAGTATGAAACCTTCTTGAGCGGGGAAGGATTCCGCTCCCCAGCTTGATGATTGGTTCCCTCGTCCAACTTCTTTTGGAGGAGAAACCATGTCTGATCATCAATGAGAGGTTCGCACTTCATGACCGGCTTTCCGTTGGTGTCTCGAAGAACGCGGAACTTCCTCTTGCTCCTGTCGACAAGAACCGTGGTATATCCGCGAAGGGCTTCGTTCCTGAGAATAAGGTCTACGGTCTGATCGGACCAAGCGTATCCCTTTTTCGCTAGGCCCTTGTCGACCCGTTCCCAATCCTTCGGGGAGAGCACTCCCCGTGCGGTCAAGGTGTTGGCGATAGCGTTCTTGGCCATGCCGCCCCCATCTTTTCGGGGCTTGATGATCATGTCGATCATTTCACGGGTGATCTTCGATCGCTCTTCGTGGTGCTCAAGATAAACACCGGTCTTACCGTCAGCCTCTCGTCGCCTGACAGCCTTGCACCAAAAGGGAGCCTTGCCCCCCATCCACCGACCCGCCGCGCGAAGGGTGTTACGGCTCGCCTTCACTCGCTCTGTGATTGCCTCTAGCTCACCTTCGGCGAACATGGCGATGATCATCGCGATGAGTCGCCCGACCCAAGTTGTCAGGTCGAATTGATCTTTTACGGCACGGAGGACCTTGTCATTCTTCTCAGCCCATTCGATCATTTCATGGAAGTGAATCGACCTTCGGCTGAATCGGTCAATCTTGGTGGCGATGAACCCGTCGAACGGCTCAGGCGGGTGCTTGGACATCCACGGGCCAAGCTCGGGGCGCTTCTTGGGGGAGATGGACCCCGACACACCGACATCGGTAGCCCACCCGATGATGACCTCTCCGGGGCGCAAGCCGGATTCGATCTCCTGACGCTGGCGCTCAGGGGCGGTGCTGGTGTCAGAGTCTCGGCTCAGGCGGATGACGCCGACTAGGCGCACCTCAGCCCCATCGGGGGACGGTTCAGTCACAGGCCACATGGACGTGTCTCCTACGGTAGGTATGTCCGGTTTGCCAGAGTACCCAAGTGAGTACTCCTTCCAACACGGCCACGACCATGATGATGCTGCCCATCGGTGTGGCCGTGATCGGGCTGGTCACCCAGCTCAGAGGCGGCCGGGCGGACGCCAACTTCGCGACCGCGCTCATGCTGGGGATCGCCTACGCGG